TGACGGCGCTGCCATGAGTGCTGCGACGATCATCACGAGCGTGCCTGGCGCGAAAGTCGTCATGCCGAGGGGCTCAATGATGATGATCCACAAGGTCAGCTCTGGCGTCTGGGGGAACACGGACGACATGAGAAAGGCGGCGGACGACATGGAGAAGCTTGAGGACAACCTCATTGAGATCTATGTCGAAAAGACCGGTCGCACGGTTGCCGAGATCAAGGAAAAGGTCAACGCCGAGTCCTATTTCACAGCAGAAGAGGCTGTGGAGTTCGGTCTGGCTGATGAGATTGATGAAACGACGGAGGTCAAGAACACGGCTTCTGGCGGTTTCGTCATGTTAAACGGCCTGAAGGTAGATTCGCGTTTCTTTGCGAATGCGCCGAAGGGCTTCATTCACGCGGAACAGCCCAAGGCATCCGCAGTTCAAAAGGAGGTTCACAAGATGAATCTGGAAACGTTGAAAGCGGAACATCCTGACTTGGTGCAGGCGATCCGCGAAGAAGCTATTGCCGAAGGCGCTACGAATGAACGCGCACGCATCCAGGCGATCGAAGACATCGCTGTCGCAGGTCATGAAGACCTTGTGAACGCAGCGAAGTTTGACGGCAAGACGACCGCAGAAGCGCTTGCAGTTCAGATCCTGAAGGCCGACAAGGCTCGCGGCGCACAGATGCTCAAGGATCGCAAGAGCGACGCGAAGGCTCTTGAGGGTATCGAATCGGAAGGCAATGAAGGCCTTGATCCGAAGGCAGAAGCGAAGGCAAAGCTGGACGCCGAAATGAAGACGGCCATTGAAGCAGGTGCGCGCGCCTTCGCTCGCAAGTAAAGGAGGAAGAAGAAATGGCAATGCAAGAAACTCATACGACGACTGTCGACAATCTTTTCGCTGCGTCGCAGATCATGCCGGTTGTTGCTGACAGCATGATGGTCAAGACTAGCCAGGGCGTGCTCAAGCGCGGCGCTCTGCTTGATAAGGACGGCACGCTCTGCAAGGTTGACTCTGGGAAGACGACGATTTCTGCAGTGTATGCAGTCCTTGCCGAGGACGTGGATACGGCTTCCGGCGACAAGGTCGCTGCCGTGTATCTCACCGGCGAATTCAACGAAGATGCTCTTTCTTTTAACGCTGAGAACAGCGCTGCCGTTGCGGACTTCAAGCCGTCTGCTCGTCAGGTCAGCATCTTCTTCAAGCCGAGCATCTAAATCTCAGGAGGGACTACAACAATGGCAATTGATATGTTTACTACTCGCACGATGCTCGCGATGGTCGAAGAAGGCCAAAAGAGCAATTCCACCTGGTTGCGCGATCGCTACTTTACGAATCGCCCGACCTTCCACACCCAGAAGATCGACTTCGACATCATCGGTCGCGGCGGTCGCAAGATTGCGCCCTTCGTCAACCCGAAGGTTGGCGGTGTCGTGCTGACGCGCGAAGGCTTCCGCACGGAAAGTTACGAAGCGCCGGAAGTTTCTCCGATGCGCGTGACGACGGCAGAAGACATGCTGAAGCGCCTGCCTGGCGAAACGATCTACTCCGCAAAGAGCCCGACGCAGCGTGCTGCCGAAATCCTCGGCAAGGACTTGTCCGACCTCGACGACATCATCACGCGTCGTGAAGAGGTCATGTGCGCCGAGGCTCTTTTCCAGGGCAAGGTGACGGTCAAGGGCGAAGGCTACGATGAAGTTCTGAACTACTGGGCTCACCTGGAGACGAAGGAGCAGCCGAAGACTACTTTGGGCACGAAGTGGGACGCTGCTGACGCCGCCCAGATCATGGGCGATCTTCGTACGCTTCGTCGCACGATGATTCAGTCCGGCGGCTTTACGCCGCACGAGCTGATCTGCGGCTCGAAGGTGCTTGATACGATCCTCGATAAGCTCACGACTGCCAATCAGCTCGATACGCGTCGCGTCGACATGGGCGCGATTGATCCGCAGCACTTGCCGAATGGCGTGACGTACTGGGGCTATCTCAAGGACTCCGGTCTTGACATCTACTCTTATGACGAGTGGTACACGGATGACGCCGGCAAGGAACAGCCGATGGTTCCCGAAAAACTCTGCATGCTCGCAAGCCCGAACGCGAAGACGATGCTTGCT